ACCTATTGTATTGATATATTCAATTGTAACAATTGGTGCATCGGTTGCCGATTGAGTAATTGCAACCAAATATTTTTTATTTGATTTTGTTTCAAAGCCATTTGCACCAATAACTAATGTTGAACCAGTTGCACCAGTTACATCATAATAATTTCCATCTTCGTTATTGAAGTATTTTATATTCATTTTAATCAGTTGTAACATTTACACCAATTGATTGCAATAATGCTTTATCAGTTATGCCTTGTCCAGTTGGGATTGATAATGGACTATTATTATAAATTAAAATAAAATCTCCACTTTCAAAACATGAAATACATTCATGCAAAATATTATTAACTTCATTTACACTTATATTTGAATTTGTAAAACCAAAAACAAAACCTCCAGATGCTAAAGAATGATTGAAAAATGATTTAATGTTTTTAAAATTTTTGAATGTTGGTAGATATGAACTTTGAATATCTAAAGTTAAATTATAATAAACTGGATTATTAATGTATTCAAATTCAATTTTCCAAGTTGAATTACTAAAATAGGTATGTGAAATTAAATAAGAATCTAAACCAGTATAATCATCACTTGTTCCATCTCCCCAATAAACTCTAAAATCAAGATTAGAACCACTATTATTGACATTAAAATATTCAGAAATTCCAATTTCAAATCCTTCAATTTCAAAACTCATTCTTTGAGTTTCAATTTGTGGCAAATCATAAGTTGTATAAATTACACGAAGCAATTGTGCTTCACAAACATTATTATCACAATAATCAACAATCTTTATTAATCTATACAAAACCCCATCAACCCAAACAAATCTTCCAAAATCTAAATTAAAAATGTCTTTTTCTTCAAACTTCATTTTGCACGTAACTAATCTCGAATCTTTATCTGTGATTTCTGCAAGGTAACTTGAATAAAAAGCATTGAAGATATTATTGGATAAAGCACCAGATAATAAAGTAAAGTATAATTCTTTTGTTGCTCCAAAATTTATATCAGCATTTGGAATATCTGGGTTGTCTAAATGCCCAGCATAGCAATAATTTGTAAGCGTTGCCAATACTGATGTTGTACCAGCATTTGTATTTATTATTTTCCAGCTTGAAACTCCTTCAATGATTTTAAATTGCATAATCCGAATAACTGATTCAACAGTTTCTTCGTTATTGTTATTCAGTTTAAAAATTGTTGAAACAACTTTATCACAATTAGGATAACCAACAAGTGGTGTTGGTGCAAAAATAACTTCAGTTGTTGCAGTATCTTTTGCAAACTCTAAACCATTATCATATGTTCTTGTGCCATAGGTTTGATTATATTGTTTCTTGTATCTTTCGTTATAATAATCAGAATCATCTTTATATTTCAATGTATAATATCTTGCAGATACTTCACTCATTGGTTTTATCTTGATAATTTCATTTCTTGCAACCTTATCAGACCAATCAAGATATGATTCATCAACTTTATAAAAATCAATCCAAGGTTCAATTATTAATTTCTTTTCTGTAAACTTATCTTCAGTTACCATTAAATTAAACATCTTCAAAATGGAAATAAAGAAATCTTTTTGCAGAATGTTTTTTGGCAACAAATCATTCATTAATATCGTTTCACCTAATTGATAAGGTATGAAATCTGCTGGTTCGCTTATAACTGAAATTGTTGCTCCAGAATCAACAGATAAATTAGCATAATTCCCAATTGCTTGTGCGTTTGTGGTATACATTCTGATTGCAAAAGAATCGTTTGGATTTAATGTAAATATTGTATTTGTGTTTACATTTCTTGTTCCAACTTCAGTAGTTATTGTTGAAATACTTTGACCTCCAGAAATTATATCAATTATGCCATTGCCATTCTTTTGTGTAAAAGTGTAATTTAAATTCAATGACAATTTTATTTGAATTGCATTTGCTCCAGTAAATTGAAAAAATCCAGTTGTTGAATTGTAGTTAAAGTTTGTTGCTAATGTTGGAGAATTAAATAATAATATCTTACTATTAATACAAGTTGGAAAACTATTTAATGAATTGCAAGTTTGTGCAATATTGGTTGTACTATCAACATAATTAAAAGTATTTTTTCTTAATAATCCTTTATAATTATTTGGCAAAATTAACCGCTCAAAAAAATCACTATTGAAAAAATTAGATTCCCACGTATAACCAGCAGCAGCAATTATCTTATCAATAATTTCTTTTATAAAAAATGCTGGTCTGAATGCTCTTAATTGATAATCTTTTTTTGCAAAATAAACTGGATTTGTTGATGGGATATTGTAAGAAACTGTACCATAATCAATCAATGGATAAATAAAAGATGAACCAGCTTTTGGATAGCTAAAAGTTACACTACCATACGCTTCATTGACAATAGTTGTGTTGAATGTTAATTTGGTAACAATAGTTGGAAATGTTCCAAATTCAAGAATGTCTGTTATAACAACAACCACGTTATTTGATGCAGTATTTGAAATCGTGTATTGTTTGCCTACCTCAAAAAGATATGCCTTCCTACCAAACAACGTGCAATAATTAGGTGCATAAAATTGTGCTGATGTATTGATTTCATAATTAGGATTCCAACTCCCAAGAATATTTGCAACAGAATAAACATGGTTGTATTCGCTGAAATCTAAATTATCAATGCCATTATCATTGTCTGTAATCTTCTTTGCTCCAACCTTTGAAATAAAACTTCCCAACTCCCCAAACAAAGCAACTTCGTATTCTGTGTTCTTGCCATCAATAAAGATTTCAAGTAATCTAATCGTTCCCTTCATTACTTGCAGACCATTTATTTCAATTCGTGCCTTTGCTGATTTACTTGCATTGAAATTATAAAGAACATTAGGTTGTGAATCAGAAGTAAAGTTGCTATTTGAAAATTCAAAGATGTTACCAAGCAATCTGTTATTGTTGGCAGTTGCTGGTAATACAATCGTTTTTGTAAACGAAGTACTTTTACTATCAAAGTTGTTCAAATCATCTACTGCGTATGTGATAAGATTTGAAAAATCTTGTAGTAAATCCAGTTCATGATTTTCAATAAATAATCTTGTCATCTTCTGTATCCGTATCTTGTTTGATTCATTTCAATTGTAATTTCCAACGCTTTCAAACCACCCCAAACATTTTGATTTACTTCATAGTTTGTGTCTTTAATTGATACTGGATAAAAGTTATTATCAATCTCTGCATAAATTAAAGGTGATTCAATTAACTCTTGCAACCAAATCCAGTCATTGTCTGTTGGATAGTTCATTGTTAATTTATATTCCCAGTTTGTTTTGCTGCCATAATTAATTTTTGATTCATTGTAAACATTATTTGAATCATAATAATTAACTGAAGTACCGCCTAATGTATAATCTCTTTTTGTAAATGTTTTTCTTTCAGTTGATAAAGAAAGTTTGCTAACTAAATCAAAGATGGCAGTTTCATACATTCCAAAAGCATTTATAAAATGCAATGGTATTGGAGTATATTTTTTTTGACAATCAAGGTATATTCTGATTTTATCAGTAATCGTTGCATTAAATGTCATTTCATAATATGCAACATCATCTGCAAGTAATCTTGGACCAGTTGCCAAAAGATTGTTTATATTTTTTCCACCTACATCAAATTGTATAAACTTGTTTCCACTTGGTGTTAAAAAATATGAATAATACCTTTGAAGCAACAATGAACCATTTACATTGTAACCAGATATAACTGGATAAGGATTATTTATTAAACAATTGACTGGCATGAATATCCTATTGTTTAAAGTTCCATTTCTAATATTCAATTTATCACGATTTGTCATAAATGAATTATTGTAATCTGAAATCTTTATCTTTCTTCTTTTAAAAAGTTGTGGTGCATAGTTGTAAGCAGTAACATTTCCAGATGCCATATTTAAAGTAGTAACACCAGAAAATTCCTCACCAACTTGCACTTGATAAGTAATTGCAATTTCGCCAGACAATGAAGGTTGACCAACAACAAGAAATGAAACATTTGCTGGATTAAACCAATTTAAACTTATTTCATTTCTTACGACTTGTGAAGCATCAAAATAACCTTTGTTATTAGAAGGTTCTGGAAATACTTTACTTCTAATCAATTGCTGACCATTAACGAAAATATCAAACACATATTTAAAATCTGTTTGCGTTGCATTGCTACTGGTTGCAATATGCCACATATCATCTTGAACAGATATTTCGCCAGATGGATTTATTAAACTTGATATACTCATTTTGTAATGTTTACTGCTATGTTAACGCCAATTGAATCAGCTATATTTTTTTCCAATCCTTTAAAAGATTTATCAACTGCATTTGAATAAAAGTTAGTTGTTTTAATTCCGTATGCTTTAATTAAGTAAATCAAAGTATTTAATCTTGTATCAGCTATATTTTTATTTTTATCTTCTTGCTTTGTTGATTTGAATTTTGAAACATCTGATGCAGTTATTTTTTTCTTTGCTTGTGAAATATATTTTTTTAAATTCTTTCTGCCATCTTCAGACATTCCGAAATTCTTAAACTGATAAGGTGAATTTGGTGAATTACTATCATCTAAAACTCCCTTAACACCTTTATCAACAAACTTTGCATAATAAGGCAAATAAATATCAAGTGTAGATTTGCCATTTAATTCATAAGGTGCTTTAATTATAATATTCTTTTCTAAACTTCCAGATGCAGTAATTTGTTTTTTTTGAATATTGATTAATAATTCATCTTTAAATCTATTTGCATAACCTAAAAGAATAGCATCTAAATCTTTTGCTTGTACAACTTCATAATCTGATGAACCAGTTGTTGCCAACCAGTCAAGATTCTTTAATTGTTTTTCTGTTATGTTTTTAGCCATTCTTATATTTTCGCATCATTTTATTTTCTTGTTCAATTTCAATTTCACGTTTCATTTTTAAACAAGATAAATCATTTAAAAACTGCACAACTGGTAAATCCCAGACCGCATCAATACTTATATTTTCAAATTCTGATACCACTTTGCCGTTATAAAGCCATCCAAAACTCCTACTAAATTCTGCATCAAGGCTTGTACTTTCTCCTTGTCCGATATTGATGTGAAATAAGTAATTGAATTTTTTATTGATTTCGTGAAAACTGCGTAAAAAAAAACCGCTGAATGATAAGCAACATTAAAATCAAGTTGAAGCATATCTTCAGAAATCTGTTTATGATTCTTTTTATTATCAATCACTAAACCTTTCCAACTCCATTTTAAAGGTGTTGCCATTGTTGCCATTATCTTATGAAGATTTCCAATTGTATCATCTGAATAAGTTGCAACCTCTACATAACGACCAGTATTCATTGGTGCTTTTCCAATCTCATAGTTTAAAAAATACCATCTGCCTTTTACACGAACATACTGCTTTGGTTTACCATTGTCATTTACAATGCCTTCAAGATTCATTTTTGAATTAATTGATTTGCAAAGAAGGTTGAATTTATCAACATCCATTACTTCAATATCTTCTTTTTTCTTATTCGTAATACAAGCAACAAGTAAAATTGATTTATCAATTTCATCAATTTCCATTGTTGATATTTGATAAAGTTCTTGAAACTTCTGAATTGTTAACTTCATAATTATAAATGGATTTTTTTTAGTTTGTTATACCATCCAATATTGTCCAGTAAATTTATGTTGTTCTTTACATTTGACTGCCAAAGCTAAAGCATTCACGCAATCATCGTGAAATCCTTGTGGTGCATTATACCTAACCCCAGTTGATGTAAATTGATATTCAAAAATATCAAGTTCTTCTTTGATTATGTTATTCGGAAATAGTACTTCCCTTTTATGAATCTTTGAAGCAAGTAGTTCCATTAATTGTTGTTTACTACTGGCAGTATATTTGAACCCAGTCATTAAATTAAAATGCTTTTGCAAATCTTCAGTTATCGCATCACCAACACCAGTTGAATCTATCAATATAGGTTTTGATTTATTTAATGTCAAAATCGTTTCTTTTGTTTGTTTCCAATCTTTTTGGAATCTTTCAAAATAAGATACTGCACCATCAGAATCCAGACCAATTATAACTGAATAATCAACTGATTTTGCTAAATCAATTCCAAAGAACATTGGTTCTTTAAATGATAAAGGTACAATGCAACTATTGATGTGGTCGTTGCCAAATGGATTGTTTGCATTCTCCATTGCGTTTGCAAGATATTCTTGCTCAAATACTGCATTTGGTAGCTGAATTTTTGCGTCATCTATTTCAGATGAATCAATATAAGGGTTATCGTATGTAGTGAATTTAAACGCTTCCCAGTCGCTTTCGTGAGATATGCCTTTAATGAATAATGAGTAAAATAAATTCT